CCACAGAATCCACAGAATCCACCGAATCCACAGAATCCACAGAATCCACAGAATCCACAGAATCCACAGAATCCACAGAATCCACAGAATCCACAGAATCCACAGAATCCACAGAATCCACAGAATCCACAGAATCCACCGAATCCACAGAATCCACAGAATCCACAGAATCCACAGAATCCACAGAATCCACAGAATCCACCGAATCCACAGAATCCACCGAATCCACAGAATCCACAGAATCCACAGCAGAATATGAATGAAAATAATAATGTAAATAACTTAATAGAAGCACCAGCACCAGCATCAGCACCAGCACCAGCACCAGTGACGAGAGAAAATTTAGAAAAAATTCTAAATACCCAATTAAATCCAATACGAGATGCTATCAATGGATTAACAAATATATTTGATGATTATAGAAGACATTCAACATTAATAAGCAACCACATCACACAACTTGACAGGTTAAATAGGGAAATGCGACAATATATAACAATGCAAGCGGAACGAGCGAATATTGATACGAGACAAATAAATTTAATTTTAGAACGATCATTAGAAATAAGAGATCAACTGACAAGAATGTCCGAAAATTTTATAAACATACGCGAATTTACGAGAATACTTAATGAAATTTTGGATAATTTGGATTTGGATAATACAATAAACAATTTTATGAAAATTAAAGGAGAATATTCTGAGTTGATCACTCAAATTTTAAACCAAAATGACGAATCGCAGAGAAAAATAAGAGATTTAGAAAGCAAACTTAAGCAAGAAAGAGAAAAATATCCGATTCTTGATGGAAGAATCGAAAGCTTGCAACAAGAATTTAATTCAGTAAAAGCAGAAAATAACAAATTAAGGAAGAAAATACAAAAATTAAAACAAAAGTTAACTATATGTTTATTAAAAAGAAAGGTTTATGAAAAGGATATTAAACAATATAAAACACAAATTACTGACCTAGACAAAAGAATAGAAAACTTAGAAAAGGATATTAAACTGAAAGATGAAGAATACGATGTATTACATAAAAAATATTGTGAAAATAAAAAAGAATTGGAACAATTACAAAAAGAAAAGGAAAAAATAGATTCTTTAAGACTGGAAATAGAGAAATTAAAAAAACAAACAAACAAAGATGAAAATAAAATAAAAAATTTAGAAAAACAACTAGAAATACAGGAAAAAGCACATATAAAAGATTTAAAAGAAAAATTAAACGATCAAAAAATACAAAATGAAAAAAAATTAAGTGAATTAAAACTAGAAAATCTAAAATTAAAAAATGGCCAGAAAAAATTAATTCAATTAATAAGTGACTTGAAAAAAAAATTAAATGACTTGCAAAACTCAAAAAAAGAAGAATTACAAAAAAAACAAGAAGAAATTGAGGAATTAAAAAATAAATTAGAAGAATCAGAAAATGATATAAATAATATAAATATAAACCTACAGAATAACGAAAAATTAATAAATGAAAATGAGGATTTAAAAAAAAAACTTGAGATAGCGAATAAAAAGATACAAGAGACGAATAGTTTGAATGATAAGCATCAACATGCAATAAATGCTTTGAAAGAACTAAATCAAACAAATAAATTAGAAATATCTTTTCTTAAGGAACAAGCGAAAAACCTCGAGGAACACCATAAAATTGAAATAGAAGAATTACAAGATGAAATAAACAAATTAAAAATAAAATCAACCAAAGAAATCGGAAAATATAATAAATTAAAAAAAGAGAAAACGGATATGGAGGCAATAATCAAACAGTTGTCGAAGGATAATAAAAAATTTTCAACCGAAAACGATAAATTAAAAAATATAAATAAAAATTTAAACAAAACAATCGAAATCTTAGAACAAGAAAATCAAAAATTAAATATACAGATAGAAACTTTAATTAATAAAAATGAAAAACTGGAAAAGGAATTGGCTGAAGTGATGGAAAAATTAAAGAAAAAAACTAAAAGAGAACGACCTAAAGATGTACAAAAATTTCTGAATGATATTTCTTATCAGATGAGCAGATATATAGAAACAAAATCTTGGAGAGGTACTGCAAGTATTGAACGAAGAAGAAACCAAGTAGTACAGGAAATGAAAAACATACAAACCGCATTTACTAAAAAGTTTGGCATTAAAACAAATCAAAGACAGATACAACCTTGGACAGGTGGTACTACTACTATACGACCTTGCCCGAAAATAAATAGTGATGATCAAGATTTCCAGAATAGTAATGATGATGTAAGCAAAATCATTTCTATCATTCCAGAAGTGATTGATACTGATAAAAATAAAAAAGATTTAGAAAAGTTAAGGGACATTATCAGTAATTTGCCTCTACCAAATACAGATGACATAGAACAGAATATAAGAGAAAAATTGAAGTTAAATAATGATAAAATTAAACAAAACGAGAAAGATAATCCATATATAGCCGATATTGGCCCTCAAACAAAAGAAGACGAAGAAGACGTAGAAGACGTAGAAGACGTAGAAGACGAAGAAGAGGAAGAAAATGATAATGAAGAAAATGATAATAAAGAATTTAAAACGGTAGATTTAAATAGTGAGAATATGATTGACGACCAAGTAAATAAAATAAATAAAGGATTGAAAAAAATACGTAATTATTATGCTATAACACGAGATATTACTAATTTATTAGAGAATAAGGGAGATATACAATCATCTCTAAAAAGAAATGAACCACAAAACGGTGGTCATAAAAGTTTAGTGGGGCAAGAATTGTATGATAAAATTATATTTACAAAAGGTGGTATAAAAAAAATAAATCTAAAAAAAAATAGACATAAAAAAAAAGTTAATAAAATAGTAGATAATTTAATAAAGATTTTGTATAAGTCAAAAGGTGGAAATGGCGACAAGGAAGACAAACAGGACAAAAATCTAATGGTATCATCAATAGCGTCAAAATATACAGTTATTGATAAGAATATTAAAGAATATATTGTCTTTTTTGAAAAAAAGTTAAATAAATATAATATAAATAAATCTAATAAAGAAAAAAAAACTGATTTTAAAACATATTATTTTAGTGTAGGTGAAATGGCTAATTATGAACGCATAATGAAAACTATAATAGATCATTGGTCCAATCTTGGATTGAAAGATATTAATGATGATATTTATAGAGATATTGAGAACGTGATTGGACGTATTAGTGTCATAGACAATAATGATAATGATAATGTTAAAGATAAGTATAAAAAAAAACATACTTTGTTTGAGTTTGAAATGATGCCTGAACAACCACCTGTACAAACAGGAAACAAATCATTAATTTATTTTAGAGATAGTGGATTTAAGATAGTAGAAAATTTTGAAATTGAAAATTTAAGTGTTGACCACCGTAAAAAACTTAACTATATGGATCATAAAATGACAGAATTTATTAATAATTTGCAACATTTATATGATAATTATTATCTTATGATAAGACGTTATTACAACTTATTTTTGAAATTGCGAGAAAAAACTAAAGAAATTAAACCAATAGATTCATTTATCATTATACGTGATGAAACCAATACAACACTTCAAACAGAATTATTAAATTTTTTAATCATACTTAGAAACGAATTAGATAATTTTTTAGTTTTAACAAGAAAACCAGTTTCTGTTTATGCTAGAATAAATGATATTGGTCGTTTTTCAAAACGATTAAAAAAAAATGATGATAATGATGATATAGTTCAAGATTTTGATGTTGCGAAAAAAATATGTAATGAAAAGACTAATACCAATAAGATAACAAAGGAAGAGTCAAATAATATATTTGCTGCATATCCCAAAAATGTTGAGAAATTTGATACAAATTTATGTAAATACATAAAATCAGACGATTTTATCCAATGGTCTGAAGGTGAAGGTACAAAGAATCGTGGATACTTAAATATTGATAAAGGTGTCTGTGAATATTCTGGGACAGATATGGGTACAATGGTGAGAAATTCGAGAAGTGTAAAATTTAGTGAAATATTTTTTAAACCAGAATTTAATAGTAATGAAACAATATCACAATACATGTTATTGGATAAACTTATTACTAGAGGAATTGGAACATATTTAGTTACATATGGATATAGTGGTGTTGGAAAATCGTATACATTATTTGGTACCAAAAAGAGTGATGGTTTATTACAAGCAACTATCAAGAACGTAGGGAATAAGAGTGACTTAAAATCAATTCAACTTCGTATATATGAATTATATGGTTTGGGTATTGGATATAGTGAATGTTGGAATAATTATAATAAAATAGATCAATCCATATTTCATTATTCAATGAAAAAAAATGAAAGAGATAATGAATTAATGGTCCATAGCGTTGATGAAAAGCGAGGGAAAGAGATACCTATTTATATTAACTCAAAAATCGATTTGAATACTGAAAAATTGTCTAAATTTTCAGTATTAGTTTCTGACATAGAAAACATTCGGAAACGTGCTAAAAGGATAAAAACAACTATAAATAATCCAGTTAGTTCTCGTGGGAAAATTATTTATGATTTTATGTTTGAGTTTACTGATGGAAGAAAAACTCCTTTTATAATTGATGATAGTCCAGGTGCTGAAAATTTATTAGAAACTTATATTTATAATAATACAAAAATTAATAAAAAAACTAAAGAAGCAATAAACAAGTATGTAACAAAAAAAATAGATATTAAGGAAAAAACAGCTTCTTGGGAATTTGCAATGTTTTGTGCAGGATTAGTACAACCATTATGGTTAGGTTTTTTAAATGCAAATGGTGTAATACTAGGATATAATAAGTTGATTAATTCTACGGAGGATGGGATAACAAAACAAAGAATAAATAATTATGTAGCATTTATGAGTATTCGTCTGGATGGAAAATTAAATAAATTAAATAAATTAAATAAGGATGGTTCGATTTCACTTGAACCGCAGCCAATAAAAAATGACCAAGATTATTGCCAACAAATGTATGGAGAATATGAAGGAAAAGTTATCATGGATTACATAAATAAATTCGTCCAAAAAAACGTAGATAAAGAGTCATATAAGAATAGTATTTTAAACAAAACAAAGTCATTTTATGCGAAAGGTATCAAAAGTGAAAAAGAAAATATGAATCTGGCTTTTAAACTTATATATGAAACTATTAAGTATTGTAAAGATATTGAAGGTGAAGTCGATACAAATCTTAAAAAGGGTGAAAACAAATATGATTTATTTATTTATTTATTAATAAATATATTTGAATTGTCTAATATATTTTTAAAAATTAAAGAAGCAGATATGTCAGAACAAATAGATGGTAATGCGGATAACTTTGCCACATCATGGACAAATATTGAATCAGATATTAAAAATGCATCTTATGATACATTTTATAAAAAATGGGTAGAATTTTTTAATAAAAAAGTTGGAAAAAAAACCAATGTGACCCGACAATACACTTCGGATAGTGGTTCGGAGTATAAAGATAAACATTGGAGTACTTGGAGTAATGTATTAAACACGTTACAACTAATGAAAAAAGAAAATAAAGGAGACAAGGAGAAGTCAAATTTGTCAATTTTATTAGCTGGTGAACAAACTTGGAGATCTAATGTTAGTGTTGTTGATGAAATTTTTACAACAAAAAAACAAAAAAAACTAAAAAAAAATAAACTAAAAAAATTTCTAGATAAATTAGCAAAAACGCTACCAAAAGGCACGGAAGACATTAATAAAAAAGATTTTATTGAATTATTAATTAATGGAGAACTCGTTAATTCCAAATTGATTCGGAATTGGGAATCTGAATTAAAAGAAGTAGTGAATACTATAGAGTCAACTAAAATAGATTATGATGTAGTAAAAAAAACGCGAGAATATATAGGAAATTATATAACATTAGCAATGGAATCTTGGTATATTAATCAAAATATTTCTGGTATATTAAAAAAATTTAGTGAAGCATCTAGGATTTCGCAAAATGATATTGAAACACAAATAGTTAAGTATCGTGATGATACGAGTAGTTCTATGGAAAGTAACAGGGAACTTATTGAAAAATATATAAACGACTACAGTAATATGGCACTTAAAAGAAACGACTACAGTAATATGGCACTTAAAAGAACAAATAATTTTATAAAATATTGCGAAGATAGTTATAAACCTGATGACCTTTTTCGAGTGGAAGAATTTCCAGAAACTATTACTAAAGTAAATCAGCAAGCAAATGAGAAGTTAAGCGAGAAAGAGATTGATGAAAAAGAGTGGGCTAATATCAAAATTGATACAATAGTTGGTTCAGTAATGCAACCATATTTTGATAAAACTAGGACATATGCGATTAAAGATTTTAAGATGTTTTATGTGCTTCAAAATAATAATACAAAATTAAAATGTTATGACCAATTAAAAACATTCCATACATTTACAAACTTTATTAAAAAAGTTTATTAAAATGTAACGGAAATAAATATATAATACAAAAATTATAAAGAATGGTTTTAAAAAAATTATTATTAGATGATATTTATTGTAAATTGGTTTTTAGCATAGATTCTCAAAAGGTATTATGTGATAATGAAAAATATATCAAGTGTTATTGTTGTCGCCATGATAAAGTAAAACATATAATGTGCAAAGTAAGATACTCACCACATTATAAATATGTTATGGGTAATAAGAAAGATTATATTAATTACATGAAATCATCTGGTATTTATGCTGGTTATGGATTAGAACATAGTTTTTCTAAATATGATAATTTAATAAAAAATTTTGACAAATCGAAGATGGGGGGAATAAAGTGTATATTGCGAAGTGGTAAATATATATTAGTTGATGGTGTTCATCGAGTTTCTATTTTATTAAATCGTGGTATTGAAAGTGAAATGGTAAAAATTGTAAAAAATTAAATAAAACGACTGATTATTAGGAATATAATTGCACAAACTAAAGCTTTGATACAAATACCAACAATTGTAATATTTCCGGTTTCAAAGTCAGTCATAAATGAAAGATATTTACCTAAAATAGATGTAGTAAAAGGCATATGTAAAAGTGTAAATAATATCAATACAATAACTGTATTTTTGATATGATTTAGAGTAAATCCTAAAAATAAATTATCATTGTCATCATATTGAGGCATATTAAATTGTGGCATTTGTTGATTATTTTGTGGTAACATAAATGGCATATTTTGCATATTTTGCATATTTTGCATATTTTGCATATTAAATTGTCCCATAGGATTCATAGGTTGTTGAGTTTGTATGGGTTGCATAAATGGTAATTGCCCCATTGGTTCATTAGAATAAGAACGTTCAGATTCTTGTTTACTTAATTCTACTTCATCAAGAACTTGTTGAACAAGTTCATTATTTGAATCTGGTATATCACTGATTGCGGTAGATTTAGACATTATATATATTTTGAACTCATAAATATGTATTGATATTGAAACGAACATAATTACATAGAAGTTGGGCAAATATATGGACTTGGTATAAAAGAGAAGCAATTTTTATTTTCATCTATATATATTTCTTTTCTAATGTGATTAAAATTTGCTCCGTTAAGTTTGTGATTATCAAATAGAATATATGTAGCAAAGAAGTAGCTAATAATAAATCAGAGTATAATTGAAATTATTATATTAATCATTCTTATTATTAATATAATAACTTAGAAAAAATAAAAAATATTTACTAATATATAAATAAATGGCTTTATTAGGAAATTTAATATTACTAATGAAAACTGAATTTGGAAGTTTTTTGATTTCTGTTATCTGGGGTTTTGCTCTTGCCCTTCTTTTTCGAAGAACGTGTAAAAATCGTAATTGTGTAGTAATAAAGGCTCCAAATGCTAAGGAAGTAGAAGACAAAATTTATAAATTTGATTCAGCATGTTTTACTTTTAATACCAATGTTTCTGAATGTTCTGCTTAAATTATTCATCTTCGCCTAATGCATTAAATTTTCTCAATGCTTCTTTTGAAGCAATTTGTTCAGCTTCTTTTTTAGAGGAAGCTACACCTACTCCAACTATATCTGATTTAATTATATTTTTTTTACCTTGTATTTTATCATAGACAACTCTAGTAGCATACATAGTAAAAGTTCTTCTATGTGAAGGCCCAATCATATCACCAGCAGTATATACAGGTGTTTCCCAACCTTGTTTTTGGAAAAAGCGTAGTAATCTATCTTTAAAATTAATATCAATATATAGCAATTTTGCAAAATCTGTTGTATTTTCCAAAACAGCTATTACAAATTGTTTAGTAATCATAAAACCAAGATCTTTGTATAGGGCACATATAAAAGATTCATAAATATCTTCTAAGATTTTATCAGTATTTCTACCATGAATATTTTCCATATGATTAGAAATCAATATAAATTGGGAAATATCCATATATTTACTAAAATTTGCTAACGATTTTCTATCAACTAATCTAGTTTTTAATTTTGTTAAAAAACCTTCATCTTTATTAGGATATCTATCATATAAATATTCGCATACGATATGCCCAATGATAGAATCCCCTAGAAATTCTAATCGTTCATTAGAATTTTTTTGATATGGAACAGCATTTTTGTTATTACGATTGCGATGATAGTTATGATTATTTGATAAAAAATTGTTTGTATTAACATAAGATTTATGAGTTAATGCTCGTTGATATAATGAAATATTTTTTACTTCATCATAAATTTCATGTTTAATAAGAATTTTTCTAATATCATTTTTTGTAACAAGTTTATTTCTAGTATTTACTTGAAAATTCATAGGATGTAAATGATATTTATTTGAATGATATTTTTTGTTGCTCATGATTTAGTATATAATTGTTTTTATAGTATATAAATATTATTTATTTAATTATTAAATGATTAAATCAATTTTATAATTTTATAATCTAATAGCTCTATTATGATCACTAATTTCATTAACATAACTTCTTTCTGTAATATTTCTGTAGTAGAAATTTTCTAGCATATGTTTTAATATTTTTTGTAATAAAAAACTCAAAATGAATGAAGCAACAAGTGAATCTAGAAAAAATAAAGCGAAATTACATAAAATATATACAATAAATTTAGGAAATCCAATTTCAGCGTAATTATTGAAATAAGTATGTAATTTATATTTATGATAAATATACATATCGTGAGCAATAATAACTATAGTAAGTGGACATAATAGTGTAATAACACTAAGAATATAATATTCTTTAGATTTTTCTACATGTATTCCAAATAATTTATATAAATAAGTTCCATTTGTGTCAATTGATTTATAAAATAAACTTAATAATATTAGAAAAATTTGTAAAAATATAAAAATAATAAATTTATTAGATTCAAAGAAGCTACAAAATGATATACAACATTTTTCACTATTTGATATTTTATCAATTAATTCATATTCAAATAAGCATTGATTACATCTTATAAAATTATTTGAATTTACATCTTGTGATCTCCATTCCTGAAGACAATATCTATGAACAAATTTCATAGAACCAGAACATCTACATGGAACAATAAGATCTTCTTCATTATCTGATTCAAGGCAGAAACGACATATTGATGGTTCCGATTGATTTTTTTCATCATCGATTTGAAGTGATACCTCTTCATTATCGGATTCTTTATCGTTTTCTAAATTTTTATATGAATTTTTTTTATCGTTATCTTTTAATGATATATTATACATTGTTATAACTAAAATTAAATTATGTTTTCAATTTTAAATAGTTTTAATTAGTTTTAATTATTAAAATATCTATGTTCACACTTAATTAAAATTTACAGTTATTGTTGCTACATGTTTGCTAATAGTTTTTGTAGCAGATACACATAATTGTCTTCGTTTTCTAATAGGTTTTTTATTTTTTGTTGTTTTTTGTTCTTTATCTTTAAGGTATTTTATTCTATTTTTTTTTGTAACAGAATTCATATCTTTTTCAATAGATTTTAAATTTTTTTCAATATATATGAGAATATTATTTTTTATAACCCAGCGAAAGAAATTTAACTGACCAACTGTTGTCGTCAAAGTTAATTTTTTTTCGTTGTCATATTCAAATAATATACGTTCGTCTCTTCGGAAGGGATCAAATTGTTTTTTTGAAAATGATTTTAATTGCGTTTTATAATTTAAATGAACATCGATTTGTTTTTTTGGTAGTCCTTTTTTATTAATGTAATATCTAACTGTATTTTTTTTACAATAATTTGTAACAAACCAGTCTATAAGTCTTAATGATATTTTTGATTTTCCTTCTATGATTGATAAAATTATATTAATATTTTTTTTATTTGAGAAGAAGGTAATTAATGATTCCATTAGTAAATCTTGTTTACAATTTCGTTTAGTAATTCTTTTTGGTTTTTTCTTTTGTATTGTTTTATTCATTTCTATTTGATTATTAACATGCGATTTTTTTTGTAGCATTTAATTTTTATGTATTATTCTATATTCAAAATTTTAACTACATTTAACCGCATTGTTAATAAACGCACACTATAAATAAAAATTTATAATTATAGATTTTTATATAGTATTATATTGTTTTATATATTTAAATTATCAATTAAATCGTAATCAACTATATGAATAAAGAATTTATTCTATATTAAATTATAAATTAACTATAATGAATTTATAAATCATTATTGTAATATTTATTAATATTAAATTAATATACTGATTAAGTATATCATTTTAATATAAAAATTTCATTAAATTAGTTATAACAATATATATAAAATATAGTTAAGTATCTGCGTTCAATGATATTTATAAAAACATATAAATATATTATAAAATGCCTTCTAAATCTAAAGTATCTAAAAAAAAATCTAAAACAACACGAGCTTCCACTCGTAAACCTAAAGCCAAAAAAGCAGCCAAAAAAGCAGTCGTTGTAGAAGAAGTAGCTCCAGTAGTAGAAGAAGTAGCAGCTCCAGTAGTAGAAGTAGCAGCTCCAGTAGTAGTAGAAGAAGTAGCAGATAAGGTTTCTGTTGAAGAGCAAGTTGTAAAAGCAATTGCTAAAACTCTTGCTGAAGATGAAGATGTAAAAATTGATCTTGAATTCAACAATACTATTAATTCTATGAAAACTTTAATTGTTGATGCTAGAGGTGTTCTCAGTTCTTATAAAGCTTTACACAAACGTGTAAGTAAAAGACTTAAGGTATTGAACAAAAAACCACGAGGAGGAAAAAGAAAAGGGGGTAATCAAAAAACAAATCCAAGTGGATTTAATAAACCAACTAAAATTACTGATGCTCTTGCTAAATTTTTAAGTGTAGAAAAAGGAACTTGTCTTCCAAGAACTGATGTCACCAGAAGAATTAATGCTTATATTAAAGAACATAATCTTCAAGGTATGACAAGAACTGATAAGAATGGAATTGATAAGAATGATAATCGTTATATTAACACTACTCTTCCAAAATCAGATAAAAGATATAAAGCAGCAACTACTCTCAAAAAACTCTTAGCTCCAACTACAGATTTATCTTATTTTAATTTACAAACTTTCCTTTCTCCACATTTTATCAAAGAACCAAAGAAAGTAACCGCATAAGTGTTTAATTTTAAAGATATTTTAAAGATAATTTAATTATAAAAAAATTTTTATAAAAAAAATTTTTATAAAAATCTTTTTACAATTGTAAAATAATATAAGATTATCTATTTAGATATAAATTATTATAGATTATAATGAATAAACACGCTTTTCTTACCGGTTTGTCTGGACAGGACGGATCTTTTTTAGCAGAACTTTTACTTGAAAAAGGGTATAAGGTTTATGGAATTATAAGAAGATCATCAAATTTTAATACACAACGAATAGACCATATTTTTGATAAATTAGAATTATTTTATGGGGATATAACTGATCCTTGTAATATTCTATCAGTTTTAAACAAAATTAAAAATCAAATGGAAGATGATTCTATTTTAGAGATATATCATTTAGCAGCACAAAGTCATGTAAAAGTTTCATTTGAACTTGCTGGATATTCTACTCAAGTAAATGCGTTAGGAACATTGTATTTACTTGATGCGATAATGGCTAGTGATATGAAAGATAGAGTAAAGGTATATAATGCTGCAACATCGGAATTATATGGTAAGGTTCAAGAAATTCCTCAAACAGAAACTACCCCATTTTATCCTCGTTCACCATATGCTGTAGCAAAATTATATGCTTTTTGGATAATGAAAAATTATAGAGAATCGTATGGAATGTTTACTTGTTCGGGAATATTATTTAACCATGAATCTATAAGACGGGGAGGTACATTTGTAACTCGTAAAATAACACGAGCTATGAATAAAATTTTAAAAGGGGAAATAGAATATATAGAATTGGGTAATTTAAATGCTAAAAGGGATTGGTTTCATTCAAAAGATGCGGTAAGGGCAATGTATTTAATGCTTCAACGAGATACTCCAGAAGATTATGTTATAGGTTCGGGCGAATGTCATTCGGTAAGAGAATTTGTAGAGGAGGCATTTAAGATAGTTAATATTAATATAAAGTGGAGAGGGGAAGGTTTAGATGAAGTAGGATATAATGAAGTAACTGATAAAGTTTTAATAAAAGTTAATAAAAAGTATTATAGACCAGCGGAAGTAGATATATTATTAAGTGATCCAAGAAAAGCGATTAGAGAATTGGGATGGAAGCGACAATATAATTTTGCGGAGTTAGTTAAAGAAATGGTTAAATTTGATTGTAATCTTAATTAATTAATTAAAACTAAAAATCTTTGTTTAATTTAATAGTATAATGAATAGTTTTAGTATAATTCAGATATTAGTAATTGCTATTTTATTTTTAGTTTTATTTAATATAAGAAAAGGAAAGTTGACTTTCTATATGGAAAAGGGACCTTCTATGGAAACATTTACAGAAATGAATAAAACTGAAAGCAATGAAATTAAGAAACAAAAACTCAGATATTGTAAATCATCAAAGGAAGGTATAAACGAACGTTTAAAGGATTTATTTACAAAGATGGATATAACTTATACAGATGATCCCAAAAATTGTGACTTTTATATACCATATTGGTATTCAGATGATGAATTGTCTAAATTTGTAAATAAAAATTATAGACCAAACATGATATTGAATGTAATACCAGGTGTTGATTATTTAAATCGTAAAAATAAATTATGGGAAATATTAGTCAAAAAATTAGGAAGGGATAAAGCTAGTGAAATTATGCCTCCTAGTTATTCTATTTTTAATAATGAATTTAAAATTCTTGAAAAAGAATTTAATAAAAATGATTCATATGTTTTAAAAACAGAAGAGGAAAATGCTCAAGGTATTTATGTATATAATGATATGGAAAAGATTCAAAATTTAGTAATAGATGTAAAAAAAGAATTAAGATATCCGGTAACAATAATTCAAAAATTTATTAAACCTTTACTGATTAAAGATAGAGTATTTAAGATACGTCTATTTTTATTTATTAAATGTAAAGGAAGTCAAAAATCTATATATATTCATAAACAAGGAGGTGTATTTTTTGGAAAAGATAAATTTGATATTAATAATTTAACATATAGTTCAATTGTTGCAAATGCTTATTGGTTTAATAAAGTTTCTATAAAAGAAGTAAGAGATTTTTTATCAAAACATCCACGAAATTTAGTACAATTGAAAAAATATTTTAAAAAACAGAATATAAATTCAAGTTTTATATTTGATAAGATTAATGCTTTATTGAAAAGGACGTGTCTTACATTAAAAGATGAAATTTGTTCTAATTCAAAAGTAAAAAACAATATCAAATTGGGATTATTTGGTGTAGATATAATTATAGATGAAGAATTAAAACCCTGGTTAATTGAAATGAATGTATCACCATCATCAACAGCATTTGATAAGTTAGGTGAATCACAAAAAAAGCAAGTTTGGGTTGATAGTATGAAAATCGCATTATTGAAAAATCCATCAAATCATGAATTTGAAAAAATAAATTAAATGAGTCCAGAAATAAATTTTTTAATCTTTCATTTCTACATCATCGTCATCATCTGTTATTTCATCACCAAAGAAGCCATAATCGGATAAAATTTCAAAAAATGAATCATAATCAATATATTTATTATAATATGTTTCTAAATCATATTCTGATAAATTTTCATTAATTTCATCCTTAATAATACTAGAAAGCATTTGTTTACATATCGTTACAAGTTCTACTACACTATTGGATAATTTTTTTTTATCTTTATTATTAAATTCTTGAATAGTATAATCATTTTTTTTGCTTTGAGTTTTAAATTGTTTAAAATCTTTGAACAATGGTTTATAAATAAAAAAATATTTCATTCTGCTCAATTCTTCTTGATTAATAGAATCTGATATTTCACATTTAGTAAAAGTTTCTAAAACATTTTCTAAATACGAAATAAACGTTTTAATAAAAGTTATCATTTTAGCTTATATTATTAATTAAATACAATTAAATTCAATTTTTTTTGAATAAATCTATTTTTAATAATTACATATATAAGTATAATTATATAAATTATTTATATAATTATAAAAATGATATCTAAAGTAATTGAAATCACAACAATAGAAGAATTAGAAAATATAAATCAAATATATCTTGATAAATTATTTATCATTGATTTTTCAGCATCGTGGTGTCCTCCGTGTCAAATGATTAAGCCTATTTTTGCAGAATTGTCAAACCAATATACAAATTGTGTATTTTTGAAAGTTGATATAGATAAATCAAGTGAATTAAAAGATTTTTTTAGACCGAAATTACTTCCAACATTTTTTTTAATGAAAAATGGAAATATATTTTCTAAATGGACTGGTGCAAATCAAGATACTTTAAAGCAGAATATTATAAAATATATGAATTATAATATAGATTTGATAGATTAATTTAGTATGCCATATGTTTAGATAATTATTAATTTTTAATAAATGTGTATATAAAAATTATATATAATATACTTATTATATACATATAATAATGTCAAGAGTTGTCGAAATTACAGATATCGAAGAATTAGAAAAAATTACCAAAAAATATCCTTCTAATTTAATAATTATTGATTTTTCAGCATCCTGGTGTATGCCTTGTCAAACTATAAAACCAATTTTCGCTGAATTATCCCAAAAATATGAAAATTGTATTTTTTTAAAAGTGGATGTTGATGAAGCAGATGAACTAATGGATTTTTTTGGTCCAGAATCACTTCCAACATTTATTTTAATGAAAAATGGAAAAGCATTTCATAAATGGTCTGGTGCTGATCAGGATACTTTAAAACGAAATGTTGAAAAATACATGAATTTTGATGTATCAGAATTGGAAGAAGAAGAAAATAAAGAACAATCAAATGTAGATGTTTAATTATAGTAAATTTTTTTCAATTATTATTATGTTTATAAATTTATTAACATAATAATAAAATTTGATTTTAGTACATTTATTATTTCGAAAATAATAGATATTATCTAATCTAATTTTGAATCTTTAACAAAACATTCTCTCCATTTTAAACTAAGATAAGTATGTGTAAGTTCTTCATCTTTTTGAATATCGCGAGTAGCATAAATTTTATATGAAAAATTATCAAAATCTCTTTCGATATGAGTATTTGAATTATTAGAAGTATTATAGAATGTAGCACAACCTGCTGCATATGCCCATACAGTTCTATCTTTACTCCACGTAAAAAGATATGGATTTTTATGTCCATTACAATTAACTTGTTTTACAAGACCAATTTCAACTATTTCTCCTTTTTTTATAAAAGTATTCGCAAATGCTCCTAATCCAGCATTTTCTATTGACGACTTTTTAACAGAAACTTTTGAACATTCAATTAATGAATTATCCATATTTAATAATAAATATGTTATGATATTTATTATTAAATTGTAGTTGTTATATTATTTTTTATAAAAAATGTATATAATTTACATTAAATTTGTAATTATTTTTCTTAAATATGAGTATGTAATAGAATTAAGAGCATTAGAGTTTTTAGCATCATATTTATCTAATTTTGTTAAGAATTTGTTTGGTGATGTAGCAAATCGATTAAAATCGGCTTGTGTAGAAATCCCAACGGATGATTCTAAGTAATTTAAAATTTCAGTTGTTTTATTTGAATTTTTGACTATTTTGTTAATATTTTTTTTTAAAGCTATATTAGAAGTTTTAAGTTTATTTTGTCTTTTAGATGATTTGTTTTTTTGTTGTTTTTTATAACAACAATCAATACTACTGCTAGTCTTACCTTTATGTTTAAATTCTCCATTAGAATTACAATTATTATTAATTGGGACTCTAGCTTTAGGAATACAATCCCCTGCTCTTGTTTTTCTAATTCTAGGACCTGCTCTTTTTTGACTAGCATAAGCTTTATCTAAATCTGTGACATATTTTTTTGGATTATTTAAATATTTACATAATTCACTTTTACTTAAGTATGATTTTTTTCCAAAACGAGAACCTTTTTTACCGCTCCATGCTGGACGATTTTGTGGATCATAATGTAAATTTTTGTATAACGCAGTTTGTCTTAATTGTTTTAGTGTCATTTGTTGGCAAATTTTTTCATCAAGTTTTTTAATATCAGTATTATCTTTATACTTATTAAATACTTTACTTCCAACTTTTTTTCTTCCTCTTTTTGCTCCACCAACAATGTGTTTATCTAAAACTTTAATTAAATTTTTTTCTTCTTGACTTTGAGAACTATATCCACAAGACATATGTTTTATAATATATTTATACAATAGATATTTATTTTAAATATTGAAAATTTTAATTAATCTAATATTTTATTTTCTTCTTCAGCTTTTGTTTTATATACAAGTTTTTCTTCATCAGTAAGTTGTTTCCATTTTAATCCTACCATTTTACTTATTTCTCCGAAATTTTTTTCAGGGTGTAATTGTTTAATTTTTTTTCTATGAGAAGAACTAAATATGGTATAAGCATTTTTTTTTAATTTTTTGTTTTTAAATGGAATACATTTAACGAGTTCTTTTTGTGAAATATTATATTTATTTGATATATCACTTATAATTATATCAAATAAAATATTATGTATATTTTGTGTTAATTTAGTAAGATGTTTTTGGAAAAGTTTCTTTTGATTTTCTTTATGTAAATTATCATTTTCTAAAGAATTTTCGTTATTAGTAAATACTATCAATTTATTTTCTTCTTCGTTGTCTATCTGATTTTTAGAAATTTGATTTAATCTTAATGCCTCATTTCGATAAGTAAGTTTTTCTTCTTGTATTAAATCTTTCCATTTTTTTCCAATTATTTTACTAATTTCTCCAAATTTTTTATCTGGATTTTCTTGTTTAACAATACTTCTATATTTTGAACTGAATACAGTATATGCATTTTTCCTTTTTTTCTTTGTTTTTGTTTTTATTTTAGTATTATCTTTCCATTGTTTTGTTAATAAGAATGAAGTAATAATATTATCAAAATTAATACTATCTTTTAAAATTTTATTTAAAATTTTATTTGATATTTTATTTTTTTTATTCATTAATTTTTATGTATTTACAAAGATATAATTGTTTCAATTTTAATTTATTAAAAAAATAAAAAGAATAAAACTTTTTAATTTATAAATTTTATATATTGATGATAAAATATTGATTTAGTTGATTTAATTCTAACAATAATATCTTCTAATAATTGTTCACATAATTCATATGTTCCTAATGGGGTGTTATTTATATTTATTGTAATATTTTTATTATTAAATGCAAATATTACTTCATAATATGTATCTTTTTCTAATATACACGATAAAGAAATATTAGTATCCGAGGTAATTATATTAACAAAATTTGATTTACTATCAAATTTTAAATGAATTATAATATTATTTTTTGCTTTAATTAAAATTTCAAAATCAGTTTCTTCTCGGTAAATTCCAGTACATATATAATTATGTTCAAATAGTGGTCCCTTTTCACGAAGTGTCATTTTCATTAATAATTTTTTTTCCATTTCTTTTTTATTTTTTTGTCCAATTTTTGATACTATTTTTGAAGATTTTTTTTTAGCGGTTAATGTTCGTAATGAGTTATCGACTTCTTGTGTTTGATTAACTACATTTTGTGAAATTTTTTCTTGATCTTTTGTTTTTAAATTTTCTTTTTCCATATATTTTACTTTTAATTTATCAACAAAATCTTTGTCTTTTTTATATTGAGTAATATATTTATTTAATTTAGTAATTTCAGTTTGAAATTGTTTGTTTTCTTTTAAAAGTTTTTCTGTCTTTTGTTGTAATTCATTTATTATAGAATTCTTTGTTCGTAGTTGTTCATTTAATTTTATTATTTGAATTTCAAGAATATTATTATCTTGAACTTTATTTAGTAATATACATTCTTCTTTTTTTTTAGAAATCCAAGATTCTTTTAATATATCAACTTCTTGTTCTGCTTGACTAGTTAATTTTTCAGTTAATTTCTTTACTTCATAAATAATATTATCATCTCTTTTTTGTAATAAATTCCTAATATCATATAATTTTTGGTTTTTATATTTTTCTTTTATACTAGATTTTTCTTTTATTCTTTCTTTTTTATATATTTCTAATTGTTTTTTTATATCACCCGGAATTATTTTATTTTTTCGTAATTTTTTTTTCATTTTTCGTAATTCATGATTTTTTTGTCTTTCTTCATCTCTTAATTTTTTTGCATATTCTTCTTCTGTTTGAAAATCATTTCTATCTAAACTAACAATAGATATTTCTATAGTGTTTAGAATTGAATTTTTATAATTTTGTATAGTAGTATTATTATATTTTTCTATTGAATTGTCTATTTCTAGTAATTTATTATGTAATTCTGTATCATATTTTTGATTTATATTTTCCTCTTTTATTTTCCATTCTTTTAAAATATTATTCTTAAGTGATTTTATTGATACATCTAGATTTCGTAATTTGTATTTAATCTTTTTCTCTTTTTCTATTTTCCAATCAGTTAATAATCTATTGTTTAATGTTTCAGTCATATCTATTATTGTCGATTGATTAAATTGTGAAAATTTATTAATAATTCTAGATTTATTTTTATTAATTAATTGTGTAATAATTGTTTGTATTTTTTCTTCTTTGTTTATTTTCCATTTATTATTGAAACTATTAATATTTGCTTTTAATATATCATCCCAAATTCTATTAATTTTTAATATTTTATTATTAATAGAATTATTTTTAATAAGTTTTTGTTCAGTAAAAATTTCATTATATATTTTATCTATTTCAATTTTAGCATTTTCCTTTTTTTCTTGTTTGAGTTCTATTATGTCATTTATCAAATTTCGCCTTAGTGTTCTTCTTTCATGTTTAATTTTTCGTAAATCTCCTTTATAATTACGAAGTGTATCCCTTATTTTTTTTTGATATTCTTCATTATTTTTATAATTTGTAATTATAATATTTTCCGTAAGTTTTTCATCATTCATAGAAATAGTTAATTTATCAGTTTCTTTATCAAAAATTTCAAGAATATTTTCAAATTCTTTTTCAATATTAGCATATTCAATTTCTAATTTTGATATATATTTATTTTTTAATGTTTTATCTTCGTTTTGGTATTTGTCATTAATTTCTTTTTTTGTATTATTTATAATTTTTTCTTTTTCTTGATTATTTTTTGTATTTATTTTTGAAATTTCTTGTTCATATTCAAATTTTAATTGTTCTTCAGCATCTTTTCTGTAATATATATTCAATTGATTATTAGACATTTATATAATTTATATATATTTTTTATGTAATTTACACCTATTTGTTTTTTATTTTATTTTATTATATATTTTTGTCCATTTTGATATTAATTGTGGAACGTGATTATTATTAGTATTATTAAAGTGACTTTTATTATGTATTCTATGTAATGTTAATATTTTAGGTATATTATAAAATGTTTTTCCTTCATAATTTAATCTTAACCACATGTCATAATCTTCTAAAAATTCATTATTCCAAATTGCATCTTTTTTATTAATCATACAAGATGAATTGATAATAGGATTCATTTTAAGAAATTTTCTTTTTCTAATTTTTTGTCGTGGTATTCTTGGTATATCTTGTTTTGTTCCGAAATATTGACATAATGTACCAACTACATCATAATCTTTTTTTACTTTAATTTGTTCTTCAAGTTTTTTAGGTAGCCATTTGTCATCAACATCTAATAAGCATATTATATCATAAGAACAATCATTAATCATTTTATTAAGTGTTTGGGGTTTTCCTCTAGTATCTAGATATTCAATAACTTTAATTTGTGTATGTTCATATTTTTTTGCTTGTTTATATATATCAGAATTTTTTGGATGTCCATTTATTCCAATAATAATTTCCCAATAAGGATATGTCTGTTGTTTTATACTTTCAATACATTCTTTTAAAAATTCAATTCCATTATATAGTGGAATTAAGATAGACACTGACATTAATTTTATAAATATATTATATTAAAAATATGTAGAAATAACTAAGTATGTAAGATATATTATACATAAAGATCAAATTTCGTAGCGAATTTGATTACATTATTTTTAATTTCTTGAATTTGAGTATCAAAATTTACCAAATGTTTATTAAAATCTTTCATTTTTTTACCAGATATTTTTTGTATTTCAATAGATAGTAAAACACAATCATTAATTAATTGTGCAATATATTTAAAATCTTTCTCTACCATTCCCCTAGAAGTTAATGGTGGTGAACCTATTCTGATTCCCCCGGGTGATAATGCCGATTTATCACCATAGACAGCATTTTTATTTAAAGATATATTTGCAAGTTCGCAAATTTTTTCAACTTTACTTCCGGTTACACCTTTTGGTTTTAAATTAACTAATACTAAATGATTATCAGTTCCATTAGTAGATACTGTATATCCATAATTGATAAGTTCTTCTGCTAATATTTTTGCATTTTTTTTTACTTGAATAATATAATTTTTAAATTCAGGAGTAACAACTTGTTTTAATTGAGTCGCTATTGCAGCAATTTGATGATTATGTGGTCCTCCCTGTAATCCTGGAAATACTGATTGATCAATTTGTTTTTTATAATCTAATTTATAAAAAATTAATCCAGCTCTTGGTCCTCTTAAAGTTTTGTGAGTAGTCGTTGTAACAATATCACAATATTCAAATGGATTTCCTATTTCTTGTGTCGCTACTAATCCACTAAAATGAGCCATATCACACATCAAATATGCTCCAACAGAATCTGCTATTTTGCGAAATTTTGAATAATCTAAATCTCTTGGATATGCACTATATCCACAAATTATCATTTTTGGTTTAAAATATATTGCTAATTTTTCTAATTCATCATAATTAATGAATCCATCTTCTTTAATATGATATCCCATTGATTCAAAAAATATTGAAGTTGCTGATACTTTTCTTCGTTGTGTATAAAACCCATGCGTTAAATGACCACCAGATGGTAAATCCAATCCCATAATTCTATCATGAGGGTTTAACATTCCATTATAAACAGCCATATTAGCTGGACTTCCAGAATATGGTTGAACATTGACTCCCCATTGATTTTCATCAAGACGAAAAGCCTGTAATGCTCTTTGTATACATAAATTTTCAATTTTATCAACAACTTCGTTTCCTCCATAATATCTAGCATTTGGCAATCCTTCAGAATATTTATTTGTTAAAACTGAACCAAGGCATTCCATAACTGCTTTTGAAGTAAAATTTTCAGAAGCTATAAGTTCTAAACCTTCTTTTTGTCTTTTTTCTTCATCTTTGATAAGATTAAAGATTATTGGATCATGTTCCAATAATGAAATATTAATATGTGAATTCATTTGTAATAAATTAACATATTGATTAAATCTTTAATATTAAAAATTTAGTTTTTACATAAATTATTCAATTTGAAATAAACCTTCAAGATGGGATTCTCCCATCCAAGTTAAATGTGTGTCATTTTCATCAAAATCTGATGGTCGTACAATAGTCCAATTTGTATTTGGGTCAATAATACCAGATTCCGCATATATACATGCTACTAAAGCAGAACAAAAAAATCTTGACTCTTTTCTTTTTTCAAAATTTTTTCTTAAATATGCTGATAACCAATCAATTGGGTTAAAATCATAAGGTTTTTCATATACTATTTTATGAATTTTTTTCAAAACAGGTATTGTTAATTTATTTTCTACGTCAAATAATTGTCGTACCCATATTCTTCCATCATGTTGTGATAACACTTGTTTAATAGGAGTAATCATTATTCCTAATTTAGTTTTATCATCTTGTGGATCTGGAGTACCCTCATAAGAAGATTCCCATAAATAAATGCCTGTCATTTCAGGTTTAATCCATGTAGGATCTTTTAAAATCATACCGACGTGCGAGTATGGTTTTTTCGTAAAAAATTCAACAAATTTACCTGGCCAAGTCATAAGATTTGTCCAAGAAAAAGTTGTACTAAAAAGTAAAATATCACCCGTTTTTAAGTTTTCGACTGGAATTGTCATTGATGATTGATAGTATATATTAGATATAATATCTTTATTTTAAAAAAAGTAAAAATATATTAAATAATATTGCTATATATATATAACCATATGATTATATATATTGATGGTATATTCGATTTATTTCACGTTGGTCATTTAAAATCGTTTAAATATATTTAATCAACTTTTCGTCTTAATTATCTGTGATAATCCTGATTTCAATTTTTTACCTGAATATTTATAACCTTTTTTTAAACGCCCAGTTTGTTGATTTATTCCTTTATGCTTTCTAACTTTCTTCTTTTTCATCTTCCTTTTTTTACCACCTAAGCCCTCATAATTATCATCTTCTTTATCATCTTCTTTTTCGTCGTCCATTTGCATTTTTATTTTCATAAGATTTTTCATCTCACCTTCAATCTCGAGGTCTAACTGCTCTTTATTTGAAGGGTAATTTGGATTTTCCTTTGCTTTTTTTATTCTATATTGTATTCTATTAAATATGTCTCTGACCTCTGTTTTCTCATAATATGATATCGTTTCTGGTTCAAATAATTCTTCATATTTTTTTATTATTTGATCAATTAATCCTTCCATTAGCACGGATTGTTTGGAAAATGATATTATTTTAAAATAATCTTTCCATTTCAAATAATTCTGCATACTATATAATTGATTTTTATTTCCAAAAGAATAGATATAATCTGTTATTAATCCACTTTTACCATAATCTATTATTTTCACATTAAATTTTTTATCAATCATGAAATTATTTAAATGAGCATCACCATGAAAAATATCTTTGTCATGAAGCATTTTTATTTTTTTTAAAACTTCATCTATTAAATTTTTCAATTTTTGTGGCATTAAATTTTTCAAATTACTACTCTTTATTTTATTGTTTTTCATTATTTTTCTCACTTCATTTTCTATTACTTTAAATACTGTATTAACTAAACTTTCCATAGCAAATCCTATACCTTTATTCTTCTCATCATTACATTTCCATGTACCTAATATTTTAGGAGCAATTCCTACTGCCTTTTTTTGTATTTTTATTTCATATAAAATCATTTTCTCAGTAATAATACCAGTTTGTGACCAATCAATTGGAATATATTTAAAAACATTTTCACAATCATCATTTATACACGCTTCATAAACTGTCCCATACACACTTTCTTCACCAATTATATCCCCCAATGTTAATTTATTAGTTTTATTTGATGGGAGATTTTTACATGAAAAATGCTTTATTTCTGATTTATGAAATTCCTTTGCCATTATTATATATAATATATATTTAAATAATATTGCTATATATATATAACCATATGATTATATATATTGATGGTATATTCGATTTATTTCACGTTGGTCATTTAAAATCGTTTAAATATATAAAAAATCATTATACAGATTGTTTCTTATTAGCAGGTGTAATAAGTGATAGTGCTGCGACTGATTATAAAAGGAAACCGATTATTAATGAACAACAACGTTGTGAAATAGTTAAATCAATAAAGTATGTGGATGATGTTATATTTCCGGCACCTTTAATAATAAATAATGAATTTATATTAAATAATAAAATAGATAAAGTTGTTCATGGTTTTAGTTGTGAAGAAGATAAAAAGAAACAGGAAAGTTTTTTTAAAGATATAATTAATAATTTTGAAGAGATACCGTATAATTCTGAAATATCAACTACCGATATAATAGATGAAATAAAAAAAAGATTTTAGTCAAATTTATATAATTTTTTTGGTGTAATACAAAAATTTAATTTAATATCGTGATTATTAATATCTATAATTTGTATTGGTTCTTCTAATGATAATCCGATCTTGATAGATTTTGGATAGTATATCATAAATTTGTCATAGTATCCACCGCCATATCCTACTCGGTGTCCATTTTTATCAAATGCTAGTAATGGTACTAATATAATATTGATATTATGTTTTTTTTTATATTTTTCACAATTATATGGTTCATCAATTCCGTATTTATTTTGTAATAAGTGTTTATTGTCTTTATAGTAGTAATGATCAAGAGTTTTATTTTTAAAATTAATTTTAGGAATAAGAATTTTGCAGTGTTTATAATTATGTAATATTGTTGATATAATTATTTTTGTATTAATTTCATTTTTTTGTAAAATTGGTAAAAATGTATGAATTATATTAATTTTATTAAAATCAAAATTTTTGAATAATATTTTTTTTATTAATAAACTTTTTTTTTGTATATTATCAGATGTATATTCATATCGCTTGTTTAGCATATATGTTCTGATATTATTTTTATACATATAGATACTCAATATAAGTAATTAATTATATTAATACTTATATTTAATATTATGGACACATTAGAAAAACAAATTATTTCTAATACTCCTTCATTGGATGAAGAAGTTAAAGAAGAGGAGAAAATTTATGAAAAATTATTAGTAGGTGAGGATATTATGTGGACTTCAAATCCACGAATTGAAATTAAAAGGGAGGTTACTGATAATATTGAACCTATAACTCTTTACGATGCTTTATCTAATACTGTAAGTAATTATGGTAATTTACCCGCATATACTTATAATGTAGGTAATCAACCAGTTACAAAAACTTGGTCTAAGTTTTATATACAAGTAAGAAAGTTTGCTCGTTCTTTAATTGCGTGTGGTTTAGATGAGTATTCTAGTGTTATGATTCAAGGTTTTAATTCATATGAATGGGTAATTTCTCATTTTGCTACAATATTTGCAGGTGGTATATCTTCAGGTGTTTATACTTCAAATTTACCAGAAATTTGTAAATATATGATAGATGATTGTAATGCTCAAATAATTATAGTAGAAAATGAGAAGCAATTAAATAAATATAAGACTTATGTAGATGATTTAGTTGGTAAAGTAAAGGCTTTTATAGTTTGGTCAGATTATGAAAAATTAAGTACAGATTGGACAGAATCAGTTATTCCGGTTTATTCTTGGTGGGCATTTATGAAAAGGGGGGATGAACCAAGATTTGAAGCTGAATTAGATGAGCGTATCTCAAGGCAAAGTCCCTGGAGATGTCACTCTTTAATTTATACAAGTGGTACTACTGGTAATCCTAAGGGTGTTATGATAAGTCATGATAATATTTCGTGGGTAGCTCAATCGGTTGTGCGTGATTTTGAATTAACAAATCGTGAAAGAATGGTGAGTTATTTACCTTTAAGTCATATAGCTGCTCAAGCATTAGATTTTTATCTTCCAATGTTTACAGGTTCTCATGCAACTTTTGCGCGTCCAGATGCTTTAAAGGGTTCATTAAAGGATACTTTATGTGCGGTAAGACCAACTATATTTTTTGGTGTTCCTCGTGTTTGGGAAAAATTTGCTGAAAAGATGAAATTATTGGGTAAAAGTAATGGTTGTTTTAAAAGATTGGTGGGTAATAAAGCCAAGCAAGTGGGATTACAAGCGACAAGGTATAAAGAGAAGAAAAAGGATTTACCATATGTATATTATTTAGCTGATTCTATTGTTTTTAGTAAAATAAAAAAAGGTTTAGGTTTAGATAAATGTAAATTATTTATGACAGGTGCTGCCCCAATTTCAACTGAGGTGTTAAAATATTTTGGTAGTTTAGATATTCAAATAATGAATTTATATGGTGCTTCTGAATGTTGTGGTCCGGTTACTTTTAATTTACCAAAAAATTTCAAGCATTTTGTAAGAATTCCAGGTCAATCTCAGAAAAGAGTTTGTTGTGGTAGTAAATTTACAGGTGAAGAGTTAAAATTATATTCACCGGATGATACAAAAAATGGTGAAATAATTTGTAAAGGTAGGCATGTTTTTATGGGATATATAAACAAAAAAGAAAAAACTAGTCAAGTTATTGATTCGGATGGTTATTATCATTCAGGAGATATCGGGTATTTAGATAAGGATGATTTTTTGACAATAACTGGTCGTATAAAGGAAATTTTAATAACACGTGGTGGTGAAAATATTGCTCCGGTTTTAATTGAAAATAATATAAAAAAAGAATTATCTGATATTATTTCAAATGTAGTAGTAATTGGTGATGCCCAGAAATATTTAACTTGTTTGATTACATTAAAGTGTGTAATATCTGAAGATGAAATTCCAACACGTATTTTAGAAAAGAGTGTTTGCGAATTTATGAAAAAGTTAGGTAGTATTTTAGTAAATACTGAAGATGCTAGAACATGTAATATTTTAAAAAGGTATATAGAACAAGGTATAATAAAGGCAAATAAGAATGCGGTATCAAATGCTCAAACTGTAAAAAAATTTAGAATTTTATTAGATGATTTTTCAGTATCTACAGATGAACTTACACCTACTTTAAAATTAAAAAGAGCTATTATATTGGAAAGAAATCAGTATGTGATTGATGAATTATATGCTTGATTTTATATATCTACTTTACTGATGTTAATATTACCATATTTTCTTTTGGTACTGACTTTTGAAACATCAAAGTTTTTTTTATTGTCATCACTATCATAGTTATCTTCATGATATTGCCAAAATTGTTTACTTCCACATTTAAAATTATCTCGTAATGAAGCTTTAAACCAAAATACTTGATCTTCTAATCTATTTGATTCTGCGTTATTATGAATAACTAAACATTCAAATTGTTGTAATGAATTCATAACATCACAAAATATTTGAAAATTAGGAAAACAACCAGCATATTGTTCATAAATTTTCTTACGATTAGAATAATATGGTTCTCGCATAATAAATGTGAAATCAATATTAGTTCTTAATGCTGGTGGGATTCCTAATGGATATTGCATAGTTACAAAAAAAATAACTTTATAATGTCTCCCATTCATAAATACAGATCGGATTTCTTTATCTCGTGTCCAAGAATCGTCAAATAAGCAGTCATCTAATACTAAAAATAATCTAGGGTCAACTGTTTTATATCGTCTATCATTTGATTTCATTTTTTTTATAAGATTAATTTGTCTTTTGAGAACATTATTAATAATTTTTTTATCATATTCATGGAAAATATAAGTTTTTGGAATAAAATCAGAAAAGAATTCATTAGCTGCTTCAGTTCCTGATATTACAGTTCCAAACGGAATATGTCTTTTATTATATAAAATATCTTTTAATATTATAGATTTTCCAGTTCTTCTTCGCCCAATTGCGGCAATGACTGCGTCATCACTAATTTTATTAATATCAAATTTTTTTAATTCAAGATCTAATCCACTCATAATGTATTATATAAAATAGAGGATATTAATTTTTATTTTTTTTAACGATATAAAAAATAAAAATTTAAAAATGAAATAACAATAATAAAATAATTTAAATTACTTATTATATTGAGTAATAGCAAGATGAGAAATATAATTAAATCTTTACCAATAGAAAATTTACAATATTTATTTGAAGGAAGAGAGAGTTTTCTTCGTAAATTAAAAATGGATAATGTAGCTGTATATAGTATGACACCATTGGAAGAATCAAAAAGAATTGCTGAAATTATTTCATCTTATGTATCAAAAAAAGGAACTATTACAGATATGACTGCGTGCGTTGGTGGTGATACTATAAGATTTTCACATGTATTTAAACATATAAATGCGATAGAAATTTCTAGTGAAAGATGTGAGTTTTTACAACATAATGTAGAAACTTATGGTTGTAAAAATGTTTCTGTTTTTCAAGGTAATTGTTTAGAAATGATACATAAGTTAAAACAAGATGTAATATATATAGATCCGCCGTGGGGTGGTAAAAAATATAAATATAAAAAAAGGGTTAATTTATATTTATCAACTACGCCTATGTGGAGTATATGTAATAATTTACAGAATTTATCTAAAATTATAGTTTTAAAAGTTCCTTTAAATTTTAACGAAGAGTTTTTTGTTAAAAAGTTAATTTATGATAAAGAAAAAGTAAAAAGATATATTTTAGAAAAAATGCAATTAATTATAATAGAAAACAGTTAAAATAAAAATATATTAAAATAATAGATGTTTAGTATTAATGTTTTACCATCAGTGAGTATAAAAAAATTATTATTTCTAATAATAGCATTAGTAATTTTATTTTTTTTATTTAGAATAACAAAGAAGTTTAAATATGAACCACTTGGAAAAGCAAAATATTCTCATACAAATGATAATTGGAGAGAATTACCAACTCCAAAAATTACATTCCGTCCTTTTTTAAATCCAAGTAATAAACGAATATATCGTTTTCCCCAAATACGATGGTTATCACATAATCAAAACTAATTTTGCAAAATAATATTATTATATTACTAATTTGAGTTATTAATATTATAATAATTATTCGGATGATTCATCAAATTCGTTTAATAAACTCGAAAAAACATTTGTCATAATTGCAATATTGTTTTTTTTATCTGTAGTTTCGGGAGTGTTTTGAATTGTTTTTATTTCAGATTTTATTTCAGTTTTTTTTTGATATAATTTTCTAGAATTATTATAATAACTTTTATTACGATAATTATTTTTTTTATTTTGTTGTTCTTTTAAAAGTTTTTTTTTCATTCTTTTTTCTTTTTTTACTTTTTTTTTATCTATAACCGTTGTCCATTCATTATCAGTATTAATTTTAGCAGTTTCCATATTATATACTATAATATCTCTATAATCCTTAATTAATTATTAATAATTTAAATATAAAAAAAATTGATATATTTAAATAAGATACAATAATTTATAATATAAGTATTACTATCCATAATTTATTATATTTTAAATGAATCAAAATACTATTACTCTAAAATTAAAAGATGGCTCAAGTTTTTCTTGTAAATCTTTTGGATATGAAAAATCTGTATCTGGCGAATTAGTTTTTAATACAGGTATGGTTGGTTATCCGGAATCTTTAACTGATCCAAGTTATCATGGTCAAATTTTGGTAATAACATTTCCAATAATTGGAATATATGGAGTACCAAATAAAGATAAAGACGACTTTGGATTTTTAAAATATTTTGAATCAGAGAAAATACATGTCAAGGCGGTAATTGTTGCTGATTATTCAGATAATTATGAACATTATAATGCTATACAATCTTTATCTGAATGGTTAAAAGAGGAGAAGATTCCAGGATTATATGATATAGATACAAGAGAATTAACAAAAAAAATAAGAATTAGTGGTAGTCCGCTATGTAAGATTGAATTTCCTAATCAATCCATTGATTATTGGAATCCAAATAAAGAAAATATTGTTAAAAATGTATCAATTAGAGAAAAAAAAATTATAGGAGATGGTTCAAAGAAAATATTAGTAGTTGATTGTGGTTGTAAAAAAAGTATTTTAACAAATTTATTAAAATATGATGTCCAATTAATTATAGTTCCATGGAATTATGATTTTACTGAGGAAAAAATTGATGGTATTTTATTATCAAATGGTCCAGGTAATCCTTTAATGTTGGATATTTTAATAAATAATGTGAAAAAAATGTTGGAAAAAAATATTCCAATTTTTGGAATATGTTTAGGTCATCAAATTTTGGCATTAGCAACGGGTGCTTCTACTTATAAAATGAAATTTGGAAATAGAAGTATGAATCAACCAGCAATTGATTTGCGTAATATGAAATGTTATATTACATCACAAAATCATGGATTCGCAGTTGATGAATTATCATTAAATGATGAATGGAGACCTTTATTTATAAATGGTAATGATCATAGTAATGAAGGTATAATTCATAAATTTAAGCCTTTTTTTTCAGTTCAATTTCACCCGGAAGGTAATGGTGGTCCAGAGGACACAAATTTTTTATTTGATACGTTTTCTTCATTAATTAATACGAAAAAATTTCCAGTAAATACAATTAATTTTAGAACAAAAGAACCGATTTATAAAGTTTTGGTTTTAGGTTCTGGAGGAATTTCTATAGGTCAAGCAGGTGAATTTGATTATTCTGGTTCTCAATGTATTAAAGCATTAAAAGAAGAAAATATAGAAATTGTATTAATAAATCCAAATATAGCAACAGTTCAAACATCTGATTATATGGCTGATAAAACATATTTTTTGCCTGTAACATTAGATACTGTAAGTAAAATAATTGAAAAAGAAAAACCAGATGGTATTTTATTACAATTTGGTGGACAAACCGCTTTAAATTGTGGAATTTTATTAAATAAAAGTGGTATTTTAGAAAAGAATAATGTTCGTGTTTTGGGTACTTCAATAAAAACAATTGAGACTACAGAGGATAGGGTTTTATTTAATGAGACATTAGAGGAGATAAATGAGTCAATAATTCCAACAATAATTATTCATGATGAAGATTCTGCTATTAATTGGGCTAATAATATTGGTTATCCTATATTAGTTCGTACTAATTATAGTTTAGGTGGATTAGGAAGTGGATTTGTAAAAAATGATAAGGAATTAATAACTATGTTTAAATTATCTTCAAGTAAATCTCCAGAAGTAACTTTAAGTAAATCTTTACAGGGATGGAAAGAAGTAGAATATGAAGTTGTTCGAGATAACAATGATAATTGTATTGTTGTATGTAATATGGAAAATATAGATCCTGTTGGAGTTCATACAGGTGATTCTATTGTAATTGCACCATCATTAACATTAAACAATCATGAATATTTTAAATTAAGAGAATCGTCAATCAAAATTGCTCGTCATTTAAATATTGTAGGAGAATGTAATGTTCAATTTGCGATAGATACAAAAAGTGACAAGTATTACGTAATAGAAGTTAATGCCCGTTTATCTCGTTCAAGTGCTTTAGCATCAAAAGTAACTGGATATCCATTAGCTTATATTGCTACTAAAATTTCTTTAGGAAAAGATTTAATAGATTTAAAAAATATGATTACAAAATCGACAATTGCTTGTTTTGAACCAAGTTTGGATTATTGTGTAATAAAATTTCCTAGATGGGATAATAAAAAATTCACAAATTCATCTAATATTATAGGTTCTTGTATGAAATCAATTGGTGAAATTATGGCTATAGGACGAACATTTGAGGAATGTTTTATGAAAGGTTTGAGAATGATGAATGATGATTTTATATCATTATTAACTTCTACTCCAAGATTAAAACGTATGACAAATGAAGAATTAATTGAAGAATTAAAAAAACCAACTGATAGTAGAATATTTGTTATATTTGAAGCATTTTGTCGTAATATGGATGTTGATGATATTAGTGATTATACATTAATGAACAAATGGTTTTTAAATAAATTTAAATCTTTAGTTAATACAGAAAAATGGTTACAAAAGCAGAATGATGTATTGACTAATCGTGATATAATATTAAAAGTAAAAAAATGTGGATTTTCGGATAAGCAAATATCAAGTTTATTAAATTTTAATGAAAGTTTGATACGAAATATAAGAAAACAAAAAAATATAATTCCATGTGTTAAGCAAATTGACACATTGGCTGCAGAATTTCCAGCTAAAACTAATTACTTGTATTGTACATATAATGGTACAGAAAGTGATTTAGATTTTAATGATAATGGTGTAATTGTATTAGGTTGTGGTTCTTATCGTATAGGTTCTTCTTGTGAATTTGATTGGTGTGCTGTATCTTGTTTAAAAACTTTAAAAAAAATTAATAAAAAATCAATTATGATTAATTATAATCCAGAAACAGTTTCAACAGATTATGATGAAACTGATAGATTATATTTTGAAGAATTATCATTAGAAAGAGTATTAGATATATATGAAATTGAAAATAGTAGTGGAGTTATTGTTTCTGTTGGGGGTCAAATTCCAAATAAATTAGTAATGCCATTATCAGTAAATGGTGTAAAAATTTTAGGAACACAACCAGAATCTATAGATAATGCTGAGGATAGATATAAATTTTCAAGAACATTGGATACATTAAAAATTGATCAACCAAAATGGAAAGAATTAATTGACATGAAGGATATTGAAGTATTTGCTAATAAGATTGAATTTCCAGTTATTATTCGTCCATCATATGTATTAAGTGGTTCTGCTATGATAGTTGCTTATTCTATGACGGATTTAAATAATTATTTGAAAAATTTATCAGAAATTAATTCAAAATATCCAATTGTTGTATCAAAATTTATTGAAGGTGCTAAAGAAATTGAATTTGATGCTGTTGGATGTTCGGGAAAAGTAATAAATTATGCTATATCTGAACATGTTGAAAACGCAGGTGTTCATTCTGGAGATGCTACATTAATTTTACCTGCTCAAAAATTATATATAGAAACAATCAAAAAAATTAGGAAAGTTTCTAAACAAATATGTAAATTTTTAAATATTACAGGACCATTTAATATACAATTTTTATCCAAAGATAATGCTATCAAAGTAATCGAATGTAATTTAAGAGCATCTCGTTCTTTTCCATTTGTATCTAAAACATTAAATGTAGATTTTATTGAGTTGGCTACTAAAGCAATGATGGGATATGATGTTAAAAGAGTTCCAATTGATATTTATGACATAGATTATATTGCGATTAAATGTCCAATGTTTTCTTTTACAAGATTAGATGGAGTTGATCCAGTATTAAAAGTTGAAATGTCATCAACTGGAGAAGTAGCTTGTTTTGGGAATAATAAATATGAAACATATTTAAATTCTGTAGTTAGTTCTGGAATAAATATTTCAAAAATTAAAAGTGCTTTAATATCAATTGGTTCTATTCAATTTAAAGCTGAATTTTTGGAATCTGTAAAAAAATTAGTATTGCTTGGATATACATTATATTCAACAAAAGGAACTCATGACTTTTTAAAAGATGAAAATATCGAAAGTATATTATTGGATAAAATTCAAGATAATGACAAAGATAATGTAATTAATTATTTAAAATCCAAAAAAATAGGTTTAGTAGTAAATATACCTAAAAAAAGGTCATATATATCGCAAACAAATGGATATATGATTCGACGATGTGCGATTGATAATAATATTCCACTCTTTACGAATATAAAGAATGCTACTTTATTCATATCATCATTATTCAATAATAATAATAATAAAAATAATATAGAAATTAAATCATGGCAAGAGTATGTACTCCAATAAAAGTAATTATTGAAAATAAATAAATTAATTAAGATATGAAAAAAAATTAGAATATTTACATTATGGTTCCATTTCTACTGAATATCTAAATGTTCTTATTAGATATAAGGACATTTTTTAATTGTTTTTATTTTTTCAGAATTACTTAAATTATTAAACCAATTTATATTGTAACCGGTTCTCAATATATCATTTAAATTATTAAATTCATATATCTCTACTTCATCATCAATTATTTTTAATGATTGAAAATCTTCTTTTAAATTAGTTGGTATAATATAATCTACTTTCATATCTAAACCATAACGTTGATAAAAATCACCAAATGGTCCACTATATTGTGTAAGTATATCAGTTATATCATAATCATCATTTATTATAGCTGATAAATATGTTTTTTGAGATATGTAAAGTTCATTTTGTATATCTATCTCAATCTTTTGACAAATTTCTTTCAAATTATTATTAACTAAGTTTGTCTTTATTTTATATAATTTATCATTAGTACAAAAAGTTATTTCTATTGTTTTTGATTCTATATCTACTTTAATTTCTTCATCGGAATAATAAGAATTATAAAGTGATGTGAAATAATTATATATAGACATACTCGGTGAATATATATATGAAGTAAAAAAACTTAAAATTGATTTTTTAGATGTATAAGAAAGCATATTGTATAATTATTAATTAATAAGATTATAATTTTAATATCAAATAAACTAATAATGGAAAAGAAAGATATAGTAAAACAAACAAATTCTTTGAATAATACTTGGATTGTTTGGATTCACAAAGTATATGATAAAAATTGGCTTAAGGAAAGTTATAAACAAATCTATTCTTTTAATACAATTGAAGGATTTTGGAAATTTTACAAAGCAATTCCCGATTATTCAACAAATATGTACTTTCTTATGAGAGAGGGTGTATTCCCATTATGGGAAGATGCCAAAAATCGCAATGGTGGAACCTGGTCCTATATTATTGAAAAAGATGATATTAATTCTCATTGGATTGAAATGTCTGCTAAAATGATAGGTGAAATAATTACTAGTGATAATAAACATAGAAATGATATTAATGGAATATCTCTAAGTCCACGTACAAATGTTGCTATCATAAAAATATGGAATAAAACTAAGTCTTTAGAAAAATCAATTTCATTAAATTTGGATGAAGATTATTTAAATAATTTAAGATATAAAGTACATAGAAAGAAAAAATAAACAATGCGTAAATAAATTAAAAAATTCGTAAATAGATAATTTTTTGATATAAAATATCTAAACTATTATAATATATGTCGAATAACATAAATATTAATACAATGAATAAAAATTTTCAGGACTGGGAATTAATGGATCAAATTTTATCTAATAAAGTTGATAAAATAATTGAAGATCAAAGCAAATTGAATAAGCGTGTTTCTAAATTAGAAGAACTAACTGAGGAATCACTAAATATTAATAAAAAAATATTATCAATGTTGGAGGAAAATAGAAATATTTATACTAATATGATGCAACAAACATTAAATAAAGAACAAAAAGCAATTGAAATATTAAATGATAATAGAGGAGTATATACAGGAATGATGCAAGAAGCAATTGAAATCAAAAATGACAGAGAAGAAGCATTAAATGCTCTTAATAATGATAAAACTAATATTAGATTGGATAATGCTTTATGGAGAACATATACTCATGGCAAAGATCCATATAAAGATCCAACTTTTGGTGTTTTTATTAAAAATGTTTTGTTTGGAACTCCAATGCCATTACGAAAAAAAAAACAAATACCAAAAAAATGAAACTAATATAAAATATATCTATTATGTATAAGAATAGATAATATGGAATATAAACAATTTGAAACTTTTCAAAATATATCTTTAAAAGAATTACAAAAAAAACATAATTTAAATAAAGATTTGTTAAATAGTTCTATCAGTGAATTAAAATCAAGTAAGAAAGAACATACACAAAACTTAAAAAAAAATAAAGTAGAAAATGTTAAATCCAATAGTAAATTAAATTCTAAAGTTAATAAATTAATAAATCAAACAAATAAATTATTGTTAAAAAAACAAATACCTGAAAAAAAACAAATACCTGAAAAAAAACAAATACCTGAAAAAAAACAAATACCTGAAAAAAAACAAATACCTGAAAAAAAACAAGTTAATATAGTTTCTTCTCAGAAAGAAATTGTTTTATCTAAAAAGAAAGCAAATCAAGTAAAAGATAAATCTATTTTAATTAAAAATCAAAATATAGTAAAAACTGAACCAAATGAATTTGGTAAAATTATTTCAATTGTTTTTACTATAATTGCAATAGTATGTTCGGGTTTACTTATTTATACAAAACAAGTAAATATATATACATTATTATTATTATCATTAGTTATATCTCTTACGATAATATGCCATTGTGCTATAGGAAATTTTTGTATTTTAAATACAGAAAAGACTATGTGGTCGCGAACAAAATTAGGACAAAGATGTAATTATACAAAAAATATGTATTTTACTGCTTTATTATGTGGATTTTTTGTAAGTTATATTATTTTTTCATATGATATAGTAATTTCATTCATAAAAAATATAAAAAAATTATTTTAAAAAATTTAGTTTTAAATATTACTATTATGTATATAATATTATATAACATAATGGCAATAAAAGTATCGCAATATTTTCTGATTTTTTTTACATTTATATTAATAATTGCTTGTATTTTAACAGTTTTATTAAAAAATATATCATTATTTACACTTGGACTTATTGGACTTTCTATAACATTATTTTCATTAAATATATGTAGTATTTTAGGATTTTGTCCAAATGATGTAGAACTTGTTAAATATGCAAAAAATCAAACACAATGTACTTTTAAAAAGGATTTATTTTTAATATCAATTCTAGCAGGTATATTAGTTCCATTTTTATTATTTATATCTAGTCGTATTTATAAATTATTTTAATTCATTCTACAAGAATAATAATTAGATTGAACTACATTTTCCTTTGGTACATCCGGTGGATAACTAATATTTTTTTGTTTAATTTCATCAATATCAGTTTCACCAATAATTCCATGATTAAATATCCCATTTTTATATAAACATTCTTTTGGGATATAAGTATGTATTGTTTTAGTATCTAAATATCTGTCAGTTGTTTTTTCTTTAATCCAGTTAGTAAATTGAACAGGTGGATTAAAAGGAGTATAATTTTCTTCATAACCAGATATTTCAGAAGTAGATTCTACACAATTAACTTTCGTAGTACATTGATTATGACTATCAGATTTTCTAACGCATTCACAATCTATATTATTTTTTTTTTTTAAACTTTTACAATTGTCTGCTGGGAAAGGTTCGCTGTCAAAATTTTCGTGTTTTTTTTGAAAAAAAAACAAAATAATTATAATTACAATAGCAAAAATTGGTATTATAGTAGAGCAAGGAAAACAACCCATTTTATATAATTTATACAATATATTTTAAGTATAAATAACTTATAGTTAAAAAAATTGAATTTATTTAAATTATAATTAATATAATTTAATATGCCTAAATCGGAAAAAGTGATTGTAAAAAAATATACTAAAGAATTATTGAATAAAAAGAAATGTCCGGAACTAAAGCAAATATGTAAAAGTAAAAAAATTGATGGATATAATGGAGAAAAGAAGAAGAAATTAATCGAATTAATATTAGAAGAAGAAGTCAAGATAGATGAAAAAGATAAGATTGAAGAATCAGAAGAAGAATCAGAATCAGAATTAGAATCTACTTCTGAAATATCTGAAGAAGAATCAGAAGAAGAAGTAGGGAATAAATATAATGGTACTACAATAATTTGTCTTAAAGATGGTAATATTTTTAAAAAAATAATGGATTTATTAAAAGAAGTTTTAGATGTAGGAATTTTAATAATAAATGAAGATGGCATTTCATTAGAATCATTAGATTCAAGTCATGTTAGTTTTATTCAAATGTTATTAAATAGAGAAGATTTTGATAAATTTATTTTTGATAAAAAAAGAGAAGATGATTTATATTTGTCAGTTAGTATGAAAAGTTTAAGTAATATTTTGAAATGTTTAAATAATGGAGAACAAATTACTATATCATATAAAGAAAACGATAATAAAATATTATGGGAATTTGACAATTTAGATACAGATGCACATAAGGAGTTTAATTTGAGTTTGATAGATCAAGATTCTCATGATATTAATATTCCGAAAGAAAATTATCAATGTCGTATAAAAACATTATCATCAGAATTTCAAAATCTCTTAAAAAATTTAGCATATATAGGAGATTATGTAAAAATTGATGTAAGTAAGAGTAAAAATAAAATTGACTTTAAGTCAACAGGTATTGATAGTGACGCTTGTATAAGAATGATAAAAAATGATTATACAAAATTAAAATTCGCAAAAGATTTTACATTATCGTTTTCAATTGATTACTTGACCAAATATGCTAAGTCAAGTACATTTAGTTCTAAAGTTTCTATATTTTTAAAAGAAGGTTCGCCAATTTTATTAGAATATAAGATTGATAATTTGTCTGGAGTTATAAAATTTTACATAGCACCAAAATCAATAGAATAATTCTAATTTTTGTCATAATATTTTATTATATTATATTATATTTTATTATATAACAAACTATAATGGCAAGAGTTAATTTTGATAATGAACCTGATATTAAATTTTTTGATAAAGATAAAAGCATCCAAGACGACGCGTTCGTGACTGGTAGGAAGACTGGTAAGAAGCTGAATGAAAAAAACGAAATGGTACCAATATTTGAAGCAGTTAATGCGGCACCATATCCTATGAAACACCCAAGGTCATCTTTGAGTTCACGAAGCACAGGATTTCGTCCCCGTCGAATCGCTTTGAAATATGGAAAAAAAACACGTAAACATAAAGGTATTATTCAAACTGGAGGAAATAAAGGAAAATTAAAAAAAGGATATAGATATTCTGGTAAAAAAACAAAAACTGGATTATCTATAATAGTCAAAGTTTCAAAATAAATAATATATTTTGTATCACAAGAGATAGAACTGAAAATATGGATTCATGAAAAAAATTTTACATAGTACCAAAATCAGTAGAATAATTCTAATTTTAATATAATTTAATCATAATTAGAATTAAATAAGTTAAGTAATTTACAAAAAATTGGAAATAATATAATCAATTAAATAAATAATAATAGCAGATGCTATACCAATTCCAACACCAATTAAAGATAATTTTGAATTAAATTTACAGGTATTACAGTCTTTTTCTTTTGGGTAGATAATGAAGGATTTATCTATAGTAATTCCTTCAACTGAACATAAAGTTATAATAGATAATGCTACTATTGCAAAAAATAATATATAATGAACTAATTGTAAAGATGAAATATTACGAATGCCATATAATAAAAATATAATTGGTAAAACACAAGTTAAAACTATAATTAAAATACGACTAACATCACTATCATTTTGAATTTGATCCTGTAATGTTATTTTACAATTAATGTTATTTTCATTTGTAGAACCAAAATATTTAGCTGGTAATGTACATGTATCAATAGATTCTTTAGACATCTTATATATTAATAATTATATATTTTATTTTTTATGATATGTTTTTATTTTTTTCCTCGTTGTTTTTTTTTCCTTCTTCTATCTCTTAATTTTTTTCTTAATTTTTTCTTATATTTTTTTTCAGCTTCTTTTCGATTTCTATCTAATCTTTCTTCTCTTCTTAAATTACTTTTTTCATCATTAGATAATTTTGTTCCCCCTAAAGAACTTAAAATATTAGCAAATGGATTTTCCCCATCTTCCTTTTGACTCATCGCATTCATTATTCCTCCCATTGCTCTTCCTAATGGGTCTTGTTTTTGATTATTTTCAGTAGATCCTCCCATTGCCCCTCCCATAATATTACTTAACATAGGTCCTAATGATTCAGATAAGTTTCCAATCATTTGCATCATCTGTTCTCCAGATTTTTCAAGAGCATTTTCATCAATTTCACCACTATCTATTTTAGATTTAATATCATTTGCCATAGTTTCAAATGGACTATTTCCATTACCTCCAAATAATCCTGCTAATGGATTTTCTCCATTTCCATTACCTCCAAATAATCCTGCTAATGGATTTTCTCCATTTCCATTACCCCCAAATAATCCTGCTAATGGATTTTCTTCATTTCCATTACCTCCAAATAATCCCGCTAATGGATTAGTATTTTCAGTATTTTCAGTGTTTTCAGTGTTTTCAGTGTTTTCAGTATTTTCAGTATTTTCAGTATTTTCAGTGTTTTCAGTATTTTCAGTATTTTCAGTATTATTTGTAAATATATTTCCAATCATATTTTGAATTTGTTGTTGCATTTTATTTAAATTTTCATCACCTAACGTATTTCTACACATTTTTTCAATTTCTTCTAAATCATTTGTAATACCATTTAAATCTTGCATAATTTTTTCTTGCTCCTCTTCTGTAATTACATGTGTTTCTTCTGTTTCTTCTGCTTCTTCCATAACATTACCATTTTCATCAACAATAGTTGCTTCTTCAATTTCTATATTTTCATTATCTTCCTCTTCTACTTCTACTTCTATTACTTCTTCTACTTTAGAATTTTCCTTTATGCTATATAATCCTCTTATATCATTAAGTGTTGCTTTTCCCATTACAAATTTACCAATTGTAAAACAATAATCAATATGAGAGAAAACTTGTTTTTTGTCTTTCTTTTCAATATTTTCCCAAAAAGTTTTTATATTTATATCATTTAAAAATTTAATTTCAGAATCTTTGTTAAATACTGTCAAATCATTTTCTTTAATTCTATCAATATATGTTGGTAATTCGTCTATCATATCATTTAGTATATCAGAAATTAAATTATCAGATGAATTAATTTTATCAATATAAGTTTTTATAGTGTTGTTTTGATCATCATATAATACTAATTGATTAATAAAATCACAATAACAAGTCTTAAATGTATTTAATCCTTCTTCCATTATAAAATATATATTTTACTATACAAATAAAAAGAACAAGCCTTACGCAGAATTTTTCTTTTTTTGGGAATCTATATATTTTTCCACAATTTTGAAAATTACTTTAATATATAACCAAATCTGTTTTTTTGTATTATCGGTAGCATATTTCCAAATTTTTTTTAAATTTAAATCATCTAAAATAGTTCCAGATAAATCATATTCTATAAAAAAATTTTCATCATCTTCCTTGATATTTGGATAGAATTTCCAACATGTTTCAATAAAATTTTGTATTCCCCATTTTTCATTGGTTTTTGTTATTAATAGATATTGGTTTTTTATAGGCAAAATTTCCTTATTTTCTGGATATGTTTTTGCCATTTCTCCCAAAAAATTTAAACATTGTTTATTAAATGCCTTAACGTAACTCATCGTATACTAATATAAATTAAATAATCTTTAAATTAAAACTAATTAATGTTTAAATTGCTTAATTTCATTTTGTCTGCTTTGTTGTAATTCTTCTAATTTTTGAGCAAAATCATTTCCATTAAATTGATTATTTTCTTTTTTTTCATTAATTATATTAATATGAGACATATCATTAATACTACTAAAGTTTGCTGAATCTAGGCAAGCGTCATTACTAAATCCATCTCCGTCTAATGAAACAAATGTTTCTGAAAAACTAGCTGCTACTCCAGTATTTACAGCCATTACATTAACTGTACTTTCCTTAACAATATCAGTAATAAAAGTAAAAGCTTCTTCTCCAACGTATATTTTAGAATCATTTCTATCAAGTATTGTTGGAACACGTTGAACTTGTGGTGGTAAATTTTTTCTATTTTCATCTATATTAATTAATATAATTTTATCACTTTTGATATTAAAACGATTAATTTCTTCAAGTAATTCTTTACAATATTTACATTGATTGCTATAGTAACATTGAGCTTGTTGTGTTCTAATATTTTGAGTTTGAGTAGTAACTGGAAAGGATTTTTTATTTTCTCCTCCTGTATTTAAATTTGGATTTCTATTTGGGGGAGGTAAATCAAAATCTTTAGCATTTTGTTGTTTTTTTTTTCTTCTTCTTAAATGTTTCTTATTTTTTTGACGATACATTCTATATATGTTTCTGATACTTAAATAATAAGAATGTAAACGAAATATAAATATTAAATAAAAATTGATTTAATATTTAAATAACAAATTACAAATTACAAATTATATATTTAATATAATGAATAATCATTTTAAAAATATAGAAATTAATGATGACATTGAACTTAAAATGAATATTTACAATTTGGATACGTGTATAGTGAATTCATTTCGTAGAATAGTTTTATCAGATGTTATTAGTAATGCTTTTGACAAGATAATTATAAAAACAAATACATCAATTATTAATAATGAGATTTTATCTCATAGATTGTCATTAATACCATTAGAAATTGATATTGATGATATTGATAATATTTGTGTAGAATTGGAAGTAAGTAATTCAGATTATGATAAAAAGTTTGTAACTAGTTCAGATTTAAAGGTAATATCTGGTAAAATAAATATTATACCTAATATTTTACTGGTAGAATTACGACATGGAGAAAAAATTAGTTTAAAAATGTATCCAATTAAAGGTAATGGTAAGAAACATGCTAAATTTCAACCAGTTTCAGTTTGTTGTTTTAAAATAAATGAAGATGTTCGTATTAAACAGGATATATGGGATAAATTAAGTGTAAAAAGTAAAAAAACCTTTCGTAAATATTGTAAAGAGACTTTATCATTAGATGGTGATCATTATTTGTATGATAATAGTATAGGTGCTTATGGTTTCAAGAATTTTAATGAAAATACTAAAAATAAGATAATAAATGGTATAAAAGGTTATTTATCTGATAATGGTATTATGGATGAAGATGAGAGTAAAGATATGAATAAAGATGTAGTTATTTTTAGTGATCAGTATTATAATAAGAAGTACGTATATTCGTTCAAGTTAGAATCACATTTGGTAGATCCATATGTTGTTTTTTCAAAAATTTTATATCGATTTGATAAAAAAATCATAGAGTTACAAAATAAAGATATAGAAATTGATAATACGAATTGTCTTGCTGGTGTTTGTTTTATAATTCAGGGTGAAGGTCATACAATTGGTAATATTTTATCTAAAGAATTACAAAAAGATGATAGAGTTAAATATAGTTATTATAAAATGAAACATCCTTTTGATAGAAAGATTATGTTATATTTAATTTTGAATGATGAAAAGAGTGATGAAACAAAATATGCAAAAGTATTAGCTGATTCATTTAAACGTATTGTAAAGATGAATAACGATTTACAAACAGAATGGAAAATAATTTTAGAAAAACAGAAATTGGATGTTCAAGAAATAATTGAAATTTAAAATAATAATATATTATATATAATAATAAGTGATGACTGATAATCGAAAATATAGAAATATAAGAAATATAGATAAAAGGATAAATAATCTTCAAGAACAATATAAAAATCAGTTTTCTTTTATAAATGATTTGGGTAAAAAGATAGAAACATTAGATAGTTCATTAGATAATCTTAAAAGTAATATTAAAGAAAATTACGATTCTTTAAAAACATTACCAGAAATTACTATAAATATTCAGAAAACTATTTTAGAATTAATTACACTTTATACACAATTAAAAGAAAATTCTAGAATATTAAAGAAACAAATAAAAGATTTAGAATCAAAGAAATCTAATATAAATAAAAAAGCAAAGGAAATTCGAAAGGAATTAAAATCTCTTACAACAAAGATTATTGAGAGAGATGGACATATTAAACTACAATTTAATAAAATTAATAATCGTAATAATTATTACAAACAGATAATAAAATTATTGCGATCATATGATAAACAAGTAAATAAATTAATTCCAGAAGATTATGAATATTTAAAAACAGAGATAATATCAAAATTAGAATACATGGTAGAAAATATTCAATATATTAAAAAAACTTTATATACAAAAAGCAAAAGACTTGAAAGAATAGATAATAATTTTAATAATATAAGAGATTTATTAAAGAAGTATTCTTCAGCAAATAAAGAGATTCCAAATATTATAGATGATATAAGAAAAAGTGAAGGGGTAAGAAAAGATGTTTTTTTAAAAGATATTATAAAAAATTAAGATTGTTTTTTAGCATCTTCTATAGATATAGGACGATTAGTTCGTATATCTTCAAAACGAATACATTGTTTAGGATCTTCTTTACAAGTTTTATCTGTTTTATATAACCATTCAGCAAATTCTTTTTGTTTATTTGGTATTTGTGTATTAGGCATAGTATAGAATTGTCGTTGTGAATGAGTTTTATTCCATACATCACTAACATCTCTATATAGATTATGATTAAAATGATCTTCAGTTGATTCTTGAATTTCTTCTTTTTTAATATTACATGCTTCTGGTCTTTCAGGTTGTTCAGTATAATCAGACATTAATACATTCATAAATGGATTATTTTTTGTAGGGGCTATACATACATCTTCTATATTTCCTAATTCTTCCAATGATTTTCCAGTATTTTCATCTCTAAAGTATCTATATAAATACAAAGTTATTAAAGCAGAAACAATGGGGATAAATATAACATTAATGTTTCTGTTATATACAAATAAAATAATTGCTATATATATCGAGAATCTTAAAATAGCATTTAATTTTTCAGTATATTCCATGTCACTTGCTGGAAAAAATTCAGTCAATCTATTTTTATCAAATATAATAGAATAGTCACTAAACCAAAAAGGATCTATGTTTTTATTAGACATTATAATATATAATAAAAGCAAAGAAATAAACAATAGGAATTTAGATATATAAAATATAAAAAGTGTAATTTATTTTTAACAATTCGAATTTTGAGGTATAATTTTTTCTCCAAGTTGATGTGAATTTTGCAAAATATGTGAAATTTTAATATCAGTTGGGGTAATTTTAATAGACATAAGAATAATTTTATTAGAATTATTCCATGCCTTTGAATTTTTTTTCACTATAAATACTTTTATTTTGATATCAGTTATTTTTGTTAATACATTTGTATTTGAATTAACAATAGTGTAAGTATCAACAATATATTTTTTTCCAAAATGGTTTTCTACAAAATCATCAAGTTTGTCTTTTAATTTAAAATCCATAATCGATTTAGGAGTTTTAGTAACATTTGTGAAAACTTTCTGTTGAGATATATTTTTAGGCATTTTAAGAAAAAATGTAGTAATAAGAACAGGAATTAAAATAATTGGTATAACTTGAAAAGACATTATATATATAATGATAAGTGAGAAAAATATATTTTATGTATGATGTTTTCTTAAGTATGTCAATATTTCATAAATAACATCACAATCTAATTCATTATATCCAACTATATCATCCATTACTTCTTGAGACTTATGTTCATAATAATTAATAGCAAAAGCCATGGAAACTTCACCAGAACTACATTTTGTATCATATTTCTTGTTAATCATTCCATGTTTATTCATGGCACCAGATACAGATTTTAATCCAAATCCAGATAAACAATCTTTAATAACAACTGGTTCCGATTTAATTAGTTCCATTACATCAGTAAAATCTACTTTCCATTTAGATGAATTTTCTTTTCCATGTCTTTTTCTAGCAGCATTAAGGAAACTATTTTCAGCATTAGACCAACAATAACAATTAACATCTTTTCTTTTTAAATTATATTTTTTAAGAACTGATTTCATTTGGTTTAACCATTCTTCGATTATTCTATATTCTTCAGATTTGGTTAAAGATTCTGCTTTAAAGTCATAATATCTTTTTTTATTATTAGTATTAAATTTTTTCTTTATTTTATCAGGAATAACAACAGTTAAACCAATCAAATAAATTATAGATTTCCCTCCATAAAGTGAATTTAAAGTTTCAAAATCTACATAAAATTCTACTCTATTAGGGTTTTTCCAATTATCTAAATTATTTTCAATCTTCTTTGGTAATATTTTAGTTTTTTTCATTTTATTAACATCAATAATTTTTTGTAAAATTTTTGCTCTTTTTGTTTCTTTTTTGAAACCTAATATTTGTGGATTTAATTTAGGATTATCCCAGGTATAAATATTTTTTTCATGTGCTTTAATACGATTACTTGGTCCAACTTGCCATAATAATGAAATTTCTTTTAAATTTGTTGCAATTTTTTTTTTAGTGGCTCCCCAATATCCTGGACTATTACTTAAAATCAAAGGATATAATTCCTTTCTGGTAGGTTTTGGTTCTACTTTCCATTTTTTTCCATTTTTTTCAACATCTCTATACCATATCAAAGCATCGTCAATCATCTGAACATATTTTATATCTTGATTTGTTAAATTGATATAACCAGGTCGTTCCCAATCTCTTTTTTTATGATTTTTAAATTTTTGTCCATTTTTAGTCATTTTCCATCCACTTCCAATTATAAATGTAATATCAGATTGATGAACTTGATTTTTTGTTAAAATTTTATTTTTAAAAGCACATTGTGCTTTATATAATTTCATTACAGATTCATTTGTTAATGTCATACCATTACTAGAAAATGGTAAAATTTTGTATTTTATAGAAACTGATATATAGAACCATTCTTCATCGTGTTTTTGACTATATGTTGAATCTGCTTTAAATTGTTTTTTTACAGACGCTTTAAATTTTCTTTTATCAAAAACTTTTTCTATGAAATCACTTCTAACTAATAAATCAAATACTGTATAAATTTTATCATCTTCATCTTGTAACATTCCATTAATAATAATCTTGGTTCCTTTATTCATATAATCATTTGTTAGGCGTATAAGATCATATGTATAATTTCCATAATTTTGTGGTAATCTTTGACAATCATTTTTAAATTTTTTCTCAATTGTATTCATAACGATAGATTTAAATTGATTTGTTTTTTTAAACTTTAATAAAGTGAATGGATTATTTGGTTCTTTTTGATAGTTATTTTTAGCACCATACATATCTAACCAATCACACAGAGTATCACCAATACAATAATTTCTAATTTTCCCTTCATTAATCCAAGGAATATTTTTAATTTTTTTTCGTTTTTTTGTTTGTCTCCCATTCAATAAACTTGGTGGTAGTTTTCTTTTACGAGAGTTTTTGTTAATTTGTTTTTGTTGTTTTTGTTGATATATCATTTCATCATAAAATTGTTTAAATTTTTCTTTATTATCTTCAAACCATTTTCTATCTCTTTTGATTGGTCTTAAATAATCATAAGCTAAATACCACCAATTTTCCTTTTTTTCATTATAACCACAATATTCTTTATTTTTACATTCCCCTTTTGTTCGAACTTCTTTAAAAGAACATTCATAAAAATAACATAATTCAAAGTCAGATACTTCTAATTGTAATTGTACTTGAGCATAATAATGTAAAGAAATTGAACCATCAATCATTCTACTACTTGGACATTTAATTTCAACTAGACAATGATTAGAAGTGACTCCATCTGGACTAGCACCTAAAAATTTAAATTTTTTATTTTTATGAGTAAGTAATCCTACCGACCAAACTTTTTCTTTATATTTTTGTTCAAAAATATCAATCGCAATTGGTTCATAATGATTTCCATGTCGTAAATGAACGTTATCCAATCTAATATTATTTAATTTATTAGTCAAAAGATCATCTGAGGTTGTAAATTTACTATTATATCCTAATATGGTACCACAATCACTTGCGGTAATCATCGTAGTTCGTTTTTTATACCATTCTTCAGTTCTTTGTTCTATAGAATTATCCTGTAATGTTTTAACAAAATTAGGTTTTTTCATTATTAAAAATTGAATTCTTTTATATAATTATAAATAATCTTTCAATTTTTATATATCTTTTAATGAGTCAGCAAGTTAATAGAAAACGTCAATTTCACTGTGTAGATGATAGTAATAGAAATCTTTTTGAACCTAATTTTAAACGTAGAAGAATTTTCAATAATCAATTTAAAAGTAATTTAAGTATTGAAAATCTTATTAAATCATTTACAACACAATTTAAAAATTTAAATGAACAATATCTTAATTTATCTAATAAAATTAATAATATTGATAGAAAAATAGATAATCTAAATAATCGTGTAAATAAAATAGACAACATTCTAAAGCAAAATTATATTCAAGAATTACCAAAATTTGCAGAACCTTGTTCTTATATTTTTTAAATAAAAGAAATATTTACAAATCTTTATTTAATCTGATTTTTGATAATAAGTTTTCATGCGGAATTTTTCTTTCAAAAACGCCATCTACACTATCAATAAAATTATCTATATCTACAATATAATTGACATTATTATCTAATATACGCCCAGATACATTTACTGATAATTTTCCAGATGATAAATACTCTCTTTTACCATATTTAAGCATTTCACTTACCATCATACCAATAAATAATTTATATTTTGACATAGGTATATATAATTTACATCCATTAGATATTTCACAATATTCCGTTGAATGACATTCTTCTTTAATATCTGCGCAAGGTATTCGAATTTGAGATTCATTATAATCCTTTAATTTTGTAATATTATATTTGTTTTTTGTAGTAATATTGAAACACATATGATAAATGAGTTCATATAATTTTTTTTTTTTTTTTAAAATATTATTATGTTTATAAATATTATATTTATCTTGTTTGTCAAGTGTTTCCTTAATTAATGAAATAATTTTTTCTTTCATTTTTTGTTGCGGATCTTTATTTAAATATTGTGAAAATTCTAAAACTAGTCTTTCATATCGTTCATGAGAGATGATATTTTCTTCAATATCATCAAAATCATTCCATTCAATCCCATCAGTAATTAATTTATTCGTTTCATTATCATATACTTTAATATCAGTTATATTAATTTCACTATTATGATTAGTTAGTTTAATTTTATTATTTTTAGTCAACTTGTATGGTAATGTTTTAACTGGTATATTAAGTTGGGATTCAAATACTAAATAATTTATTTCTGAATTTGTAATAGAAACTCCATTAATTTCATATCCAGAACCATATATTAAAGATGTTTTATCTGTCTTTTTTTTTAATTTGTCAATTATATCATTAATATGTTCAATATAAGATATTGTTTGATAAATATTTTTTGTATATTTTTTTAAATTATCTG